ATGGGAATTCCATACAAGACTGCAGCGTTTTTGGTCGATAGGAGATGCACCTCCGAAGACCATGAGTTAATCATGTTAACACCAATTGCCCGATGGAATTGGCTGTTCGCACTATTAGTCCCCTTGTTTCTGTTAGGAACACAACTCCGGCGACTCAGTGTTGTCACAGGAGCTTTCTTAAGAATGATTGTATCATCAAAAGAAGGCCTCAAAGTGTCAACAGGTAAAGTAGGCGAATATGCGCAATCCTTGACCGACATTGATGTTGATAGTGCTATTGCGACAATTGCAAGGACATCAAAATATGACCTCACAATGCCCCAAGTCCTGTCATTTACTGAAGGAGACCGTGTGTCAGCAGCAGTTCTGCTTGAATACCACAGGTCGAAACACGTCAGCAAACCTGACGTAGTTTGCCCAGTACCAGACTCGATACGACGTTATCAATTTAAACCCGTGACGTATGACCCCGCTCTCAAACCCTTAGTCACACCCTTCATGACCCCCTTCTTAGGCGACTGCACAGTCCCTGACTCGGGTGTTGCATCAGAAGAGGTGGCAGTGGAAGAACGTATTAACAAAGTCAAGCCGAAACCGCTTGAAATGACTCCTTTCTTAAACAAATGTATGAATGAGTATGTTGAATTGTTGATACCCACTCCCCACGAGTGTGACCCGGAAGATGATGATAGGTTATATGACCAACAAAATCGACCAACCCAACGACGCATCTTAGAGATTGCCCAGTGGTGTTTGCCCGAACGCGTAATAAGTGCCTTTCTTAAGAAAGAGACTTACGGAATCGATGGCAATCTCAAAGCTCCACGCGTTATATCTCAGATCAACGGAGTCGATAAAGCTGCATACAGTAAATATATGTACGCTTTCACGGATAAAGTCTTGAAACCACAACGCTGGTACGCCTTTGGAAAATCCCCTTTGGAAATTTCCGAACGCGTTACTGAGGTCTGCCAATCTGCGAAAGCACACGTTTCTAACTCAGATTTCCATAAATTCGACGGACATGGGTCGAATTTGATGAGAGAACTAGAAAGACGTTGCTTAATGCGAGCATTTAGGCACAAATATCATGAGGAGCTTCTCACTTTACACCGCTCACAGTATGGCCTGAAAGGGTTCACGACTGAAGGCGTCTGCTATGACCAAGAGTACACCCGTGCGTCAGGTTCGCCTGAGACGTCAAACTTCAACGGGGTCACTAACAGTTTCACCACATATCTTGAAGGTAGGATGAATAGAGCATCGGGCTCTTTCTGTGAACCTCAAGAGGCCTGGGCAAGACTGGGCATCTATGGTGGAGACGATGGTCTCACAGCAGACGTTGACAAGAACACCTACACCCGAGCAGCTGCGGCAATCGGACAGGACATAGATGTAGAAATTATACCCAAGGGAAGCCTAGGTGTAAAATTCTTGGCGCGTGTATATTCCAAACAGGTCTGGGAAGGTGATTTGAACACCTGTTGTGACCTACCCCGGCAGCTTGCTAAGCTGCATGTGACAGTAACTTTAGCCAGCAACGTGACGCCAGTCATGAAGCTCATTGAGAAATGTCGTGCTTTGATTTTAACGGACGAAAATACACCAATTGTCGGTCCGTTTGTCAAACGAGTCATGTTTCTAATGAATGGCCCATTAGAGCCCAATGAATGCACTAAACAAATGCGTTCTTGGAATTCTGACTTACCTAAGGAGGTACAGTATCGTAATGATCAGTCAGACTGGTTCATGGAGTATGTCGCAACCGTCTTACCTGACGCGAATATCGAACGATTCACCGCGTGGCTGAACAAAACAGCCGCACTTGAGGATCTACTCAAACCACCGCTTTTGCAGGAACCTAAGCCTGCCAAATCAGCAATTCCAGTTGTAATTGACGGTGAGATCCTCCCTCGTGGTGTGAAAATCGATTCGAAAGCGAAGGTAACTTTCCCAAATAACTCAAAATATAACGCTCGCGAACCCGTTGCAACAGTGTGTAGTCATACTAAAACTGCACCCACGGGTAAAGCTAAAACGGAC